ACGCAATCTCATGCTCTGGCCTCCCCGCATCCGGCTTTCTTCATGGCAGCCTTTTGCGCCGAGTATCCTGCGCCATAAAAAGGCCGGTAGCGCTCCTCGTATCGGTCGCCACGAAAAGGCCCCCTGGATTCCCACGCATCATCACGGCCCAGACACCACGCCAGCCCTTGCAGCGTCTTTAATCCATCCGGTTGGGGCATCCATCCGGCCTTCTGCGCCACGCTCTCCCGAAGCTCTGCAAACTTTTCCCGCGCTCGCTCCCTGCTCACCGGCGCGCCATTGACCCCGCCAAGCCACCGCCACACCACCTGGCGCAGCGCCCTCTCCGCATCCGCCCGCTCGTGCGCGATCGCCCAGAGTTCCAAAGCACGGGCCGGGACCTCAGCCAGCCAACTCTCCGACGCCGGCACCTCCAGCACCCGCGCCGTCCCCATCAGTTCCTCGAAGCGCGCGATCACTCCACACCTCCTTTTTCGCTCGGCGGCTCCGGCATGGGCATCCAATGCGTGACCGCCACGCGCACCCCTTCGGCGGTGCGCCACCTCTTACCGTCGTGATAGCCCACCCACACCGGCTCGTCCTCTTCCGGGTGGTGAATCATCACCGTCAGATCGGAGTCGGGCAGCGCATCCGCGCAGCGCGTCCATCCATCGCCCCCCGCGGCACTCATTCCACCCCTCCTTTTTCGCTCGGCGGTTCGGGCATCGGCATCCAATCCCCCAGCGGCAGTTCCACCTGACGGTTGCGCCACATAGGCCACCGCCGCGCGTCTAAGGCCAGCGCCCTCATCCCGGCCAGCCAGTGCTTCCGATCCTTTGGAAGAGCCCTCCTCGCCTGGTCCCTATGCCTCTCCGCCGCCGTCACCAAAGACACCGCGGCACAAGACCACTCCCTATTTCTCGCCCGCCTCATTCGAGGACTCAGGCCAGCCCCCCGCGCGGCACTCATTCCACCCCTCCTTTGGGCACACCACAGGGCACACCGGCCCGCCTACCTCTTACGCCGCGTAATACTGGTTGTAACGGTAGGAATCTCATAAGATAAAGGCGATGCGGGAACGCTGGCGCGGGTTTGGGTGGGGTTGGGTTGAGTTGTTGACTTTGGGCACAGGCGGGCACATTGCAGACGGCATGGCGAGCGTCTATCTCCGCAAAAAAAGCCGATTCTGGTGGGTGAAGTTTCGCGATCCGGCGACCGGGCTCGTGCGGCGGCAATCCACGGGGATCGATCAGCGGGCAGTCGATGGCCGTCGAAAGGCCAAGCGCATCGAGGCCGAGCACACTCAGCGGGAAATGGCCGCGCCGGCCGTGGCCGAGCCGGAGCGATGGGAGGCGTGGGCGGCGGATTACTTTGCGCGGCGCTACGCCGGGGCAAAGGGGAGTGTGCTGAGCGCAAAATACGGGCTCATGGATCTGATGGCCTACTTCCGCGAGCGCGGGCTGCGGACGCCGCGGATGGTCACTTACGCGGACGCGGAGGGCTTTGTGCCCTGGCGCGTCAGTGGCGAGACGCTGCGGGCCGTGGGCCACAATACGGCGGTGTTGCGCTTCGTCTTTTTCCGGGTGCTGATGGCGGAGGCGGTGCGGCGCGGCTTCGCACCGGGGAATCCATGCCGGGAGGTGGAGCTGCGGAAACGCCCGCCAAAGGAAAAGGCGGAGATCACAGCCGGGGATGAGGTGAAAATCCTCGCGGCCCTGGAGCGGGAGCCCCGGTGGATGGGCGAGCAGTTCCTCGTCCTCATGCGCCAGGGGTGCCGGCTGACTGAGACGCTGGTCCCGCTCGATCGCATCGACACGGAGCGGCGGAAGATCACCTTTCGGTTGAAGGGCGGGAAGCTGCACACCGCGGCGCTCCATCCCGAGCTGCTGCCGCTCATCGAGCGGGCACGGCTGGAAAAGCGCGCGACCCTCATCGAGCCGGCCCCGAGCGCGGGCGCGGCTTGGTGCAATTTCTTTGCCAAGCTGGGTCTGCCCTACTCCGCGCACTGCGCACGCGTGACGGTCGTGACGCGGCTGCTGCGGGCCGGGCACTCGACGGCAAAGGTGTGTGCGTTTATCGGGCATACGGAGCTGGTGAATCGGATTTACCGGCGGTTGAATTCTTCGGACGCGGACGATCTGCTAAACACGCTGTGCAGCGTGGGTCCGTCTCCCAGCCCTTCCGCTGGTAGTAGTCGGCGACGAAAGAAGGGGCGCGCGACAAAGCCTTGAGCGCGTGTCGGAGGGTCGTCTTTTTCAAAGCGGGATATTGGAAAACGTAGCCGGCCTTTTTCATGGCGATCACCCATGTCTCGTGGCGCCCGAGCAGGGCGGCGAGCTGCTTGCCGTTGACGAGCGTGTCAAGGTCCTTCATGCGCGTGCCCTCCGCTGGCGGTTCTTCTGCGCGATCTCCGCGACCTGGGCGGAGGCTTGGGAATTCCATGAATGCCTGGACAGGAGCAGGCCGCTTTCGTCGCGGTAGCCGCGGCGCTGCTCCCACGCGCGCAGGGCGAGGGCGACGTCGCTAAAGCCGCTGGTCCCCCGGAAATGCCCGGCGAGCGAGACTGTTTCGGTGTGCTCGCGATCTCTCACTTGCATACCTCCGCCAGAAAGGCTGCGAAGTCGGCCACCTCGGGGGATGTCGCGCAGGTGTAGGCGAGAAACCCAAGGCACACCAGGGCGACAAGGGTCAGCTTTTTCGCTCGGCGGAAGTCGCGCTTTTCGCGCTCTCTCGCGAGCTGCCATTCGGTCTTGGGGATGTATCTGAGCATGGGTGTCATGGGGCTTTGGGTTGGAAAAGCGGCGCCGCGGGCAGGGCGGCGCGGAGGGCGGCGGAGACGCGGTCGATGGTGCCGCGTGCGCTTTTTAGATCCTCCTGGTGTTCGAGGAAATCCGGCGGCAGCGCCTCGCAGTCATTGGCTTCGGCGAGCCGACGAAGCATGAAGGTGAGAGCCAAAGCCGTCTCGTCGGCCTGCATGGCCACGGCCTTAACGGTGCGTTCCATGGAGGTGGTCATGCTCTTTTCGCCTCCGCAGTCGTGATCTTGGTCAGCAGCTTCGCGAGCTCGCCGAGCGCCTGCGCACGAGTGGCAAAGGGTCCGGCTTGCAGTTTCGCGAGGGGTTCCTGCGTCGGGCGATGCTGAATGTTTGCCTCGACATACCAGCCGGACTGGGCGGCATCCCAATCGCTCTCGTAGTGCTGACAGGTAGCGATGACAAACGTCTCTTCCTCCGGGGCAAGCTGATGCTTCAAAACCGGGAGGGCGATGGGCAGGGTTCTCATGCTCCGGCCTCCTCCCGGGCTTTGACTGTGTTTTCGAGAAACGATTCGACGAGGGCCTGCAACATCTTCCCCTCCTGCGCAGCGATGACCTTCAGCCTCGCGTGCAGCTCCTCGTCAATCGCCACCGTCTTGTTTCGCCCCGTCGCAGCCGGCAAGGGCTGCATCTCGCATTTCTGCGGCGGAGCAGATGGTCTTCTTTTCGTGTGCATGACGCATAATGCGTCATGTCGCGTCAATGTCCAATGGTTTTTTGTGTTTTCTTAAAAAAAGTCTGTGCGATGTTGTTTGCGTCACAATGTCCACCTACCTCAACCTGCGGATTGCCAGCGCCGTCGGCGACCGGTTGAAGCCCCATGCGTCGGCGCTCAACTGGAGTCCGAATGCGTTTGCGGAGCAGTGCGTGGTCGCGGTGCTCGACATGATCGAAGACGAATCCCTGCGCACGGTTCCCGATATGGTGGTGATGCTCGATGCGAAGCGGAATCGGAGCCGCCCGGCGCTGGGCGGCGCGGTGAAACACACGACTGCCGATGAGTGCGCCACGGAGCGCCTAAGCGTGCTGCGCGTTGCTGAGGAGGCGCGGGCTAGCGAGGCCCAGTCAAAAAAGCCGTTGAAGAAGCGCTGCTAGCCGCCGCGTTTCAACGCCTCGCTCATTTCCTCACCACCGATCCCGACCGCCCCTGCGGGTGGGCCGTCGCGGTGATTTCGCGTGACGGCTCGCGGCGATGGTGCTACTGGCGACCGTCATGAAGACGATCCTCATCCTCCTGAGCGCGCTGGTTTTCTCCGCGAGTGCGCAAAACCCTGAACTGCTCCCGGTGCCGGCCGCGCCGCCACCAGCCACGCCGCACCCTCTTTCAAAGCCGGGCGCGACCTCTCTGGAGCGACCTGCCACGGGGCTGGGGCGCCCGGCTTCTGTCGTCACGCGCCATCCCCCTGGATACCTGCCCCCGGCGACGCCTGCGCCGGGGCCCCGGGCGGGCACGGTGATCCTGCGGGGCACGGTGCAGCAGCGCACTGCGACGGGGCTGCTCGTGAAAACGGCGATCCCGGGCGACAACGGGCTGGTGTGGCTGACGGGCGTGGATCTGAAGGTGGGGATGCCTGTGGAGATCGTGGCGCGCAAAGGTGCGGCGGTGAACTGCCCGACCGCGTTTGGCGACCGGATGCTCGACGGCTACGCGGCGGAGGTGAAATGAAACCGCTCGCGCTGCTGCTCGCGCTGGCGCTTTCCGCGGCGGCCGCAGAGCCGGGCAAGGATCCCTGGGTGAAGAGGGTGGTGGGGAAGTGCCAGGGCGGCGACCGGCCCTCGGTTGGATGCAAGACGTGCGAGCATTGCGCCTACTGCTCGCCGCGGCGCTGGGGCGGCACTTGCGTGGTCTGCCATGCGGCGAAGTCGGCGGGAAAGCCGGTGCGCTAGGGGTGGCCTAGGTGGGTCCAGGTCTCGTCGGCCTGCCAGGTGCGTACGGGCCGCGCGGCGCAGCCGGCGATGAGCAGGGCGGCGAGGGCGTTCAGGAGGATGAAGTGCCAGAGCCTCACTTGCGATGGACGGCGGGGAGGCCGGTGAAGCCGCAGGCGGCGCGGAGATCGGCCATGGGGAAGGCGGGGCCCGGATCGTCCTTGCGCTCGGGGGCGATGCAGTCGTGGCCGGTGATGTCGTCGAGCTGGTAGCAGGCGACGAGGACTTTGGCCACGGCGGTGCAGGCGGCGATCTGCGCGGCGGGGTAGGCTTCCCATTCCTGCACGGGGCCGCCGTTCGGGTGGCGGGCGTGGATGCTGCGGAAACCGGCTTGCTTGCGTGCCCAGGAGATCGCGCCGTCGTCGCTGCCGGCATTGGCCAGCTCGATGCCGATGGAGAAGCTGTTCGCGCCGGTGTGGAGCGTGCCGGTTTTTGGGTCGCGCCAGCGGGAGACCCCGGCGTGCCCGCAGGTGCGGTCGAATCGGCGGCACTGGATGACGGTGCCATCGCGCTCGATGACGAGGTGCGCGCATGCTCCCTTGGCCGCGGCCGTTTTCCAGAAGGCGATGCTCGAAGCACCCGTGGCCCCGGCGGTGAAGTGGATGACGAGGCAGCGGCGGATGCTCATCGGGAGCCCGCCGGGGATCTCGCGGCGCGGCACGCCGGCGAGCCATTGGTTGGCGATCTCCATGTCAGCCTTTTCGCACCCACGCGGCGGCGAGGGTGGCGATGCCGAGCAGGCCGAGGGCGAAAAGGAGGAGGGTGTTCATCGGCGGCGGCGGAGTTACTTGGCGAGGCCGGCGCGCGGGGCGAGGCGGACGGTGCCGCCGATGTGGCGTCCGCTGGCGTCCTCATACTGGAGGCCGTAGCTGCGCTCGTAGCGGTCGAGGGACGAGCAGGCGGTGGTGCCGAGGGCGAGGCCGCACGCGAGGATGAGCGGGAAGACGTTCTTCCCGGAGCCGTCATTGACGATGGTCGGGGCGGCGAAGGTACCGTTGCCGGAGACGACGCGATCCTTGGCGACGAGACCGTTGATGACCCTGAGCAGGATGGTTGAGACGATGCCGATCTTGATGATGAGCGGCTTCCACTCCTCGGGGATGATCGTGGAAAGATCGCCAAGCTGTGCGGGCAAGGCGGCGGCGAGGGTGAGGGCGGAGGTGATGGCCGCGAGAAAGGCCGTGAGGGAGGTGCGCCAGTTGGTCATGCCGTTGGCGGGGTGTCAAAGGCTATCCGGCGGCGGACGAGCAGCCTGCGAGCTGGCGGGCGAGGCTTTCCACGGTCTGCGCCATCTTGGAGGTCGCGGCGCGTTCAAGCGAAAGCTCGGCGCGAAACTCATCGCGCTGCTCTTTGAGGGCGTTGAGGAATCCGCTCTTGGCCTCCTCCAGCGAGATTTTCCATTCCAGCCTTTCCTTGGCGTGCTCGGCGCTCTGGGTGGCCCACGCCGCGGCGTGCGTGGCGTCCTTCCGCTCCAGCGAGGCCACGAGGTAGCGGATGACGGCCACGCCGCCGAGGATGATGATGGCGAGGGCGAGGAGGAAAAGCCAGCGGTCCGAGGAGGCGGAGGCTTTGTCCACCGCGGAGAGGACGGTGTCGATCTGCGCGAGAATCACGCCTCCAGCGCGTGAATCTGCGCGGCGATAGCTGCGTTCAACGCCTCCAGCGCGTGAATCTGCGCGGCGATAGCTGCGTTCACTTCGGGCGCGGAGCTGCCCAGCGCGTAATCCAGCAGCCCGAGGAGGTTTGGCACTTCGTCCTGAACGACCGCGATAGCCGCGTTGCCGGGCTCGGATTCTCCAAAAAGCGACGAGTCTTTGAGGTTTGCGACCGGGAATGCCGCGCGACCCTGGGCCGCGAGGCCGGTGGCTTTGGACGTGATGGCGGCGGCGAGGTTTGCCGGGGTGGGTTGAGGGACGATGATGTATTCGATGATGCTCATGGTGTTGGTTGGTTGGTTTTTACTGCTAGAATTTCACCCAGTTCACGGAGGTCATGCGGTAGATGGTCAGCACGTTGCCAGAAGAAGCGTACTGCCCGGCGAGCAGCTTCACCGTGCCGGATGCCGATGGAATGATGTCGAAGACCAATGTGACGTTGCCGAAATCGTCGGCGGCAGACGTTGTTACTTGGACCAACGGCGCGCCGCTTCCGCTGTTGTTGTAGGCATCCGCAAACGCGGCTCCTGTTAAGGTGTCATAGGCTAGGGGCGCGCCACCTTCAAACACCAGTCCTTCAATCTGACATGCGGCGGCTGTGTGAGCCGGGTATTCGAGGCCGAACTGCGCGCCGCTGGTCACCCCGGCGATGCTCCACTGCACGGTGTATTCGATCCGATACCGCTCGCCCGCCACCACTGGCACATCGAGTGCGGAAAGTCCGGTGTTTGTCAGCGTGGCGTCGCTGGTGCGCGTGACGTTGCCGGACAGGGATGCGCGGCCGCTGGTCGGCGAGATGCGGGTCCAGTAGCGTCCGAGGTAGTTGGTGTCCGGGCGGACGATTCCGGCGGCGGCGTTTTCGGCGGGGCCCCAGTAGCCGCTGGTGCCGGCGACGGTGACGTTGACCGGCACGGAGAAGGTGTTCGCGCCGATGTAGGTGGCGGTGCGCGCGCCGTCGATCGTGGGTGTGCTGTTGCTGCCGCCAATGACGATGTCCGTGGTGCCCGCCGGGAGTCCGTGCGCGGCGCTGGTGACGACGGTGGGGTTGGCGACGGTATTGGCGGTGATCGCAGCCGGGGCGGTGAGCTGCCAGGAGCTCAGCGCGCCCTCGCTGCTCGCGACCATCTGCACGATCGAGCCCACGGGGAAGCCGGTGATGTCGAGGCCGTCGAGAGCCGTGCTGCCGCCGCCGGTGAAGGCGGTGAGGGCGAGTCCCACGAAGGCGTTGGACACGGGCAACGCGCCGGAGGTGGTCTCGTTGCCTTTGCTCACATCGTCCCACACGCGGAGGGTGAAGGTGGGGTAGCTGAATTGCTTGCCATCGAGGACGTATTCGAACTCACCGGCGAGGTCCACGTAGTTCTCGCGGGCCTCCTCCAGCGTCCAGCTCGCGGCGCTGGAGGGCGCGGCGGCATTGGTGAGCATCCAGTATTCGCCCGAGTCCACCTGGCGCACCACGGCGTTGACGAGCAGGCCGGTGAGGGCGAGCCGGGCGGTGGCATCGGCGGGCGTGCGCTGGGTGCCGCCGGTGGGGAAGAGATCGCCGAGGGCGGTGCCGGTGAATGCCGGGGCGAGTGTATAGACGGTGGCGCTGCCCGTGCCGGTCTTGGTGTAGCTCGTGGCGCTGACGATGGCGCTTTCCGCACCGAGCGCGCCCACCACTTTGGCCGTGAAGCGGAAGTCGGTGAGGGTGAGGGTGGCATCCAGCTCGACCGCGACGCCGAAGTCGTCGCAGACGATCACCTCGAAGGTGGAGTTGTCTCCGCGCTTGACCTCGCGGAGGGTCACGTCGGCGGGGTTATTCAGGCCGATGACGTTGCGCTGGCGCTGGCGGTTGAGGTGGTGCTTCACGCGGGGGAAAGGGTGTCAAAGGAGGGCGCGGGCGGAGATGCGATCGGCCAGAGTGTAGGTGGTGACGGTGTTGGGGTTATAGACGCGGACAATGATGTTTTCCCCGGAGACGTATTGCTGAGTGAAGATGACCTGGCTGGGGGTGGCTGAGCCGGTTTCGATGGCGATGGGGGTGTGGTCGGCGACGCCCGGGGCTGGGATGGTGATGGTGGCGTAGCCGAGCGGGGAAACGGTGATATTGGCGGTGACGAAGAACAGCGGGGAGACGAGGCGGCGGGCTGCGGGGATTTTGGGAACAACGAAAAAGCCATCGTTTTTTTCGTCGATCTCGGCGGTGGGGCTGCGGAGCGGGGTGCGGGCGCGGAGGGCGGCGAGCACCCCGGCTGCAAAGCGTTTCCATGCCTCGGGGCCGGGCGGGATCTCGGGGAGCGGCTTCATGCTCAGGCTTCCTCGTACCCGCGGACGACTTGATCGCTGCATTCAAACCACGGAGTGCCTTCGATCTCATTGGCATCAAACCCTTCCACGCTGTCGCGAATGTCGAGGTCGATGGCTGCCTGGACGTTGGCCGGGGCACTGGCGTAACTGCGGTAGGTAATGACGGTTTCTCCACCGTCTGCAAAGCGACCGGTTACTACAATTTCATCGGACAGCTTGCGCGGGTTTTGGCCGGTCACTTCGGTGGAAAATCGCGAAGTGGCGGGCAGGCTGGCGCAGAAGTAGAGGTAAGTGCTGGCGTGGACGCGGGCGGAGAGCGTGCGCGTGGCTTCGATGGAGGTCGGGTAGGGTGTGGTGGTGAAAAGCGTGTGCCCCGAGTCGTCCACGGTGCCTGTTTTCGAATAGACTTTATTCGACGTGCCAGGCCGCACTTTGAAGGCCTCGAAGTCCGGCGGGAGGGCGAGGATGAGATCGACCTCGCTCTTGGGCACGAGGTCGCGGATGTCGCGGTCGATGATGTAGCCTCCCTCGTGCGGCGCGCCCACGGGGTAAAGGGCGAGGAAGGCGTCGAGCTGATCGAAGCGGCCTTCCCATGTGTGCGTGCGGGCGGGGAGACCTTTGGCCCGGCCTGAGCGGCGGCCGGTGATGAAGCGCCAGTTGCAGTTAGAGACGAGGGATGCACTCATGGGTCAGCCGCGTTTCCAGAGGGTGAGCAGCTCGCGCATATCGGCCGCCATGCGCTCCTGCGGGCCGCCGCGGGTGGTGACGCTGGAGGGCCGCCCCAGGCCCATGCCGCGGGCGCTGGCGAGGTAGGCCGCGCCGCCGGAGACGAGTCCGCCGGAAGACCAGAGCCCCGCGCCGGCGCCGCCTTTGCTGACCGCGCCGGAGCTGGCGGCGGCGGAAGTCGAGCGGCTGCCGGTCAGCTCGGCGAGCGTGGGGCCGAACTGCTCGCCGGTGGATTCCCCGGCCATGAAGCGGGCGCGCACACCGGCAGCACGGCGGCCCACTTCCTCCGCCTGCATCCGCATCTCGGCGGCCATTACGCGAAGGTTGGAGTCCACGGACCCGGCGAGACTCGCGGCCCCTCGCTGGAGCCCTGCGCGCTCGGCTTCAAGGCTGGCGATCAGCTCAGTCTGACTCATCTGGTCCCGCGAGCTTTCGAGCTTCAGGCGCGCGATCTTCTGCTCGATCTCGTAGATGTCGCGGGCCGCCTTTTCACGGGCGTCTGCGACGGCTTTTTCCTCGGCGGTCGGTTCGACGCGGATCCCCAAGTCTGCGCGGGTCGGGCCAAACTGCTCGAATCCCTCCACCACGCCGGGCTGGAAGTCTTTCATGAAAGGACCCATTTGGGGCGCGAGCGCGTCGGACGCGGCGCGCACTTTCGCAAACATCGCGGTCGAAGCCTTGGCCTGCCGATCAAGTGTCTGCTGGCCGCCGATGTCCGCGATGGCATCGAAGGCTTGCAGCCCTGCGACTTTTACGGAACGCAGAAAACTGTCCCATGCATCCTGCGCAGCCTCCGCGCCGGCGATGGCGTCTTCGCTGGCGACGCTGGCGGACTTACCCAGCTCGACAAAGCCGTCGCTGCCCATCTTGAGCGAGGGCACGAGCTTTGTGGCCACCTTTACGCCGACCAGCTCGGCGATGGCGGCGAAGGATTCGGCACTGCCGCCGCTGCTTTTCATGGCATCGGCGAAAGCGAGGAAGATCTGATCGGGCGAGAGGCGGCGGAGATCCGCCAGCGTGATGCCGAGGGCGGCGAAGGAGGCGATGGCCTTTTCATTGCCGGTGAGGGCGCTTTGCTGGGCCTGCTGGATGGCGATTATGCCTTTGACGAAAAGCTCCTGGCTGCCACCGCTCTGGCTCACGGCGAAGCTGTAACGCTGGAACATCTCCGTCGAGAGGCCGGTGGTATCGCTGAGATCGCGGATCTCGCTGGCGAAGTCGCCGAGGTTGCGCGCGCCCGCGAGCAGTGCGCCGCCGCCGATGAGTCCGCCAAGCGAGGTGGCCGCGGTGGCGAAGCTCTGCTGCATTCCGCCGAGGGATTTGTTGATGCGGCCGAGCGTGCGTTGCAGGCCGGCATCGTCGCCGTCGAAAATCGCAGTGGCGCGGGCGGTGCTCATTTGAATCCTGCCTGCTTCAGCTCGGCGGAGAGGGCGTGGGCCGCGTTGCGGGACATCTTGGACGCCTGCCAGTCCACGGCGAACTGCACGCGGCGGACATAGTCGGCGACGTTGCCGACAAAACCGACCGCGTTCGACAGGACGATCCGGATCCCACCACGGGCGCCCGTGCTGATCACGGCGGCGCCGCGCGACGTTCCATGGCGGCGAATCCACAGCGGCACGGTGACGCCGAGTTTCGCGGCGGCGGAATTCCAACCGGCGGCCAGCCATCCGACGTTCTTCTGGAGCTTCGTGATGACGCGGAAGACGATGGCATGCGCGGCCCAAAGTCCCGGGGAGTTTCGCGGGTTGACGCGGCCCCGAGCCCCGGAGCGGCTGCGGGCGTGCGCGGCGAGGATGTCCGCTTCCGTGGGCATCCCTTTTCGCGATCTGCCGACCACGGTCACAGGGTGGGCGATTTTCAGGACGTCCGCGACCACGGCCGTTTCGCCGACCTTTTTGGCCGCTGTCCCCGTGGTTCCATGCCCCGCGGGGGGAGTGATGGCGATGATGTTGCGCACGAAGCCCTTGGCGGCCTCCTTCAGCAGCCCGTCGAGCGGCGGCGGAGTGCCGCCGCGCCGCTTGCGCTGTTGCAGGTGGGCGATGGCGCTGTTCAGCTTCCGCATGTCGAGGGTGGCTTTCATCCGGCGAGACGGGCAAAGGAGACGCTGCGGTCGGTGCGGTGGGCGGGCGCTGTGCGCTCGGGGCGGCCTTTGGCGGCGGCATCCATGTCGAGCCACACGGCCTGGTATTGCAGGCCCTGGGCGAGCGGCATGCGCCACAGGATGAAGGCGGCGTCGTGATGGGTGACGGCGGCGATCATGGCGACGTATTCGGCGAGGTGGCAGTAGCCGGGGCTTTTTTTTTGCCCTCGTCAGCCTCGGCCCCATCCACAGTGAATTGCGCGCGCTGGAGATCGCTGAGGATGGCGAAGAAAACGGTGCAGGCCTCGATGTAGCGCGGCGAGCCGAGGGTGATGCACTCGCGCTCGGCCCAGGCGAAGGCGGCATCGAACACGGCGACGGGATCGCGCACGGCGCGGAGGGATTCGGCATCGGGCGCGGCGCAGAGGTGGAGCAGTCCGATGACATCGGCAAACTGGCCGTCGTAGGTGCCGTGGCGCTCTCCGGTGCCGGCGCAGGAGGGGCACTGGGGATCAATCCGCCCGGCGCAGCGCGGGCATGGCTGCGGCGGCTCCATGCGCGCACGACCGCAGAGCAGGCGGTTGCCGAGGGCCTGGGCGGCGATCTGGCGGCGGATGCTGAAGGGTGCGAGCGGATGGCCGAAGAGGGTGTGCGCGTCGCTGCCCACAAAGGCGGCGGTGGCGGGCTCGGCGGCGAGGAAGTCGGTGGGGTCCATGATCAGCGGTGCTTGTTGAGCAGGGCGAGGTCGGCGGGGTCCGCATTGATGCTGATGCGGGTGAAGCCGGGGAAGGTGGTGGCGGTGCGGCCGTCGGGCAGGGTGCGGTCGGTGGGCTCGCCGGCGTGGCGGACGATGATCGAGGGCGTGACCTGCTGCCACATGGCGGCCCAGCGGCTGCGCTGGGCGAGGACGCAGGCGGCGATGCGGACCACGTCGAGCTGGCTGACCGGCACGTCCGATGGCTCGCCATTGGCGCGGAGGATGGCGCACTCCTCATCCCATGCCGCGATCGCGGCGGTCAGCTCCTCGGTACGGGCAAAGGTGTAGGTGACTGCTCCAGGCTGGCCTTTCTGCCATGCCTCGCGGGCGGTGCAGTCGAGCTTGGCAAGCTGCTCGGGGGAATACTCATTGCGGAGGCCGATGAGCGGGAAACCGGCGAGGGCGAGGGCGAAAGCCTGCGCGCAGTTCGGGGTCTCAAAATGAATGGCTTTGTTGATGTCCTGCATGGTCTGTGGCGGTTTCTCCGGTTCCCGCTCCGGTGGGTGGTGAAAGTTGAGTGTTGAGGGTTGAGTGTTGAGAGAAAGAGGATTTCCGATCACTCAACTCTCAACTTTCAACTCTCAATCTCCGATCAGGCGCACTCGGGATTCGAGCTGAGCTTCATGGAGATCGCGCGCCACTCGCGGGGCTTCTGCTTCTCGGTGACCTCATCCATGTAGATGCCGCCCGGGGTGGCCTGGAAAGTGTTCACGTCATTCCCCAAGGTCAGCGCGGTGACGTTGGTGGCCGCCATCAGGCCGGTGCTGCCCTTGACGTTGGCCTCGATGCTGATCTCCAGACTCATCTTGTCCGGAACGCCGAAGCCCGTGGTCTGGCCGTTGCGGTCCGTGAAAGGGACTTTGTATTCAGGCTTGTAGGTGACCTCGAAACTCTGGACTTCAACGCCGGTTTCCGCGGCTTCGATGTTGAGTTGCGCTCCGCTGACGTTTTTGAGTGTGGCTCCCATGGTGTGTGGTGAAAAGGGTTACTTGGAAAGTTCGGCGATGCGGGCGGTGACCTGCGAAAGGAAAAGCTCAGTGCGGGCCTTGGACTCAGCGCTGAGGCCGGTCGCTTTGAGCTTGGCTTCGAGCTGGGCTTTGCGCGCGGCGAGGCCGGCGAGTTCGGGATGCGGTGCGGGAGATTCGGCGGGCATGATGGAGAGCGGTTGTCAAACCGTGCGGAGAACGAAGCAGGTGGCGAGGAGGGTGACGACCCGCGCGCCTTGGTCGAAGCTGCGCTCGTTGCCCGTCCACTCGAAGTTGTCCACCACGTCCCATCCGGTGAAATCCCCGGCGGTGGCGGTGGCGATGGCGGTCCTGACCTGCCCGGCGAGGGTTTCGGCGGCCTGCGCGCTGCCGGGCTGGTCGGCATCCAGGCGGCACTCGAAGCGGATCTCCATGAGGTCGCTGGGCTTTCGGGTGGAGTCGGTGAGCGCGTAGTCTTCCCCGGAGCGGCTGGCGGCGATGCCGATCATCGGGAGCGGGCGCGGGGCACCGTCCTCGGGCGTGTCTTCGTGCAGGGTGCGGAGATTCGTGCCGGCGGGAAGCTCGCGGGCGAGGATGAGGCGGAAGGCCTCGGCGAGCAGGCGGTCTTGCGGGCGGTCGCTCATTGGGCGGGCGCGGTGCAGCGCAGGGTGAGGGTGGTGCCGGTGGGATCGATGACCGGGGCGTCGAGGGTGTAGCTGCCGGCGAGGGCGGCCGGGGCGGTGCATTCCACGGCGGCACCGGCGGCGGGTGCGGGCTGTCCGGCATCCGTGAAGGCGGAGGCGGGGAGCCAGAAAGCGATGGTGCGCTGGGCGACCGCGCCGAACTCGGACAGCTCCATGCCGCTGCGCATGCCGCTGGTGGCGGCGGCGTAGCTCTGCGCGCCGATCTTGATCGTGGCGGGAAACTCGGTGGCCAGGAATGCCTGGCCACGGGCGAGAAGGGTGGCGGACTGGCTCATGCTGGTAGGACCTTGCGGCAGGCCCGGCAGCAGCGGCGCGGGGCGTCTTCGGCGTCGGCGGGGTGGACGGGATCGGTCTCGGCGTGGGGGCAGGCCTCCTGCGCGATGTGGATGGCCTGCCGGAGGGCGCGGGCGTGGGCTTCGGCGCTTTCCGCCAGCCCGAACAGGACGGTGAGGGGCAGCGTGGCGGCGGTCATGTCAGGGCTGGGGTGTCAAAGGGGCAGCGACGCCGGGGAAAGTTCCCAAAAACCCCGGCGCCGCGCCTATGTTACCCCCATGAAAAAGCGGAGGGCGTGGGTGGCTGGCTGACCTACGGGCTTGCGCCCCAAGCGACGGATGATGCTCCGGCTCGCCCAAGGGTCCGCGCATGTCAAAGCGGGGCCGGCGCGGCGGTGAGCGCGGCGTCGTGGCGGTAGTGGTGGAGCACCTTGGGGATGTGCAGGTGGGTGCGGGCGAGCGGCGCGACCTGATCCACCCACGCGCGGTCCTCTCCGTAGTTGACCTCGGTGAAGATGCCCTGCTGCGCGAGAGCGCGGCGCCACGCGCAGACGTGCCAGGGGCGACGGCGGGCGGTGCCTCCGGCCTGCCATGGCTCATCCACGCGGCAGGCGGCGTCGAAGATGATCCGTCCCTCCACGCCATTGATGACGGCGATCTGCTCGAAGGTGACCACGTCCGGCCCGCTGGCGCAGCGGGGCAGCAGCTCGGCGAGATAGTCCTCGCTGGTCCAGTCGTCGTCATCGACGAAGGCGACGTAGTCCCCGCGCGCGATGTCGAGCAGGCCCTGCCGCTTTGCCCCGACCGGGCGGGCGCGGTTGTCCGCGAAGGCCAGCACCTCGACGCACGGATCGCGGCCAAGGCGGTTGAAGAGGACGCCGAGCTGATCGAGCCGGGCGGGGATGGATGGGATGAGGATGGAGAGGAGCGGATTCATGGATGGATGGGAAAGGAATTGCCCGCACCGGCCGCGGAAGTGCGGTGGCGGTTGACCCCGGGTTCCGCATTCCACGACGGAGGCAGGGGCTGGGCGGTGAGTGCCGCGGGCAAAGTGGTCATGCGAGGGGCTTCTGGACGAGCCAGCAGGTGCCGAGCTTTTCGGCGTGGGGGAAGGCTTCATCGACGGCTCGGCGAACGCTCTCGGCGTCGGTGTAGTCGTGGCCGGCAAGCCATCCGCCGGGGTTGATCTTGGGCCACCATGCGGCAATGTCGGCGCGGATGCTCTCGTAGTCGTGGGCGGCGTCGAGAAAGACGTAGTCGTAAGCGGCGTCCGGAATATCCTGGACAGCTTCGAGGCTGGAAGCGCAGCGCAGACCGGTGATATGGTCGATGGAACAGCGGGCGATGTTTTCAAAGCTCCGAGCCATCATGTCCGGTGGGTAGCCCTCGGACTCACCGGGAGTCCCCAAAAAGGTGTCGATTCCAACGGCGCGGCCCCCGCGGAACTCGGCCAGCGTTGCCATACAGGCGAGCCCGCGGCCATTGGCGACGCCGACCTCGACGCAGACGGGCGCTTCCAACTGGCCGATGATGCGAGCGTGGACCTTTGCGGGCGAAGGGTCGAGGACGCAGCCGGGGATGTCGCGCCAGGTGAATGCCTCCCGGCCAGCGCGGAGCTGGGCGAGGATCTTCGCCCCGGTCGCGTAGTGGAGGAGGCTGTTGCTCGCTGCGGTGGTGGGGTGCCAGGCCTCGCCGGTGAAAGCGGGGTGCCGGTGCTCGAAGATAAGGTGCGGAGCTTCGAGGATCGTGCCCGCTTTTTTGGCGCGCTCGGTGAGCCAGTTGTCGCTGAACATGCTGAAAAAGGCCGGGTGGAAAAGGTGACCTTCCTGCCGCCACCAGGCGCGGGTGACGATGGCGAGGACGATGAGGCCGTCGGTGCGGTGGCCGTCGGAGACGCGGAGGACGGCGGGGACGGTGGTGTCGCCGAGGGCGGCGAGGATGGCGCGGTCCCAGCCTTGCGGCGGGATCATGTCGTCGGAGACCTGGACGAAGACTTCGCCGGCGGCGACGGTCGCGGCGATGTTCCATGCACCGCAGGGGCCGCCGTCGTGGGAGTCCTGAATGATGTGGCGGAAGCCGCCGAGGGCGGGGCCTTCCGGGTCGTCGGGATCGAGGCCGAAGATGTGCTCGATGGCGTCGGGATCGGCGGCGCGCTCAAGCCAGAGGGCGCGGGTTTCGATGGCCTGCTGCGCGCGTCCGCGGGTGGCGTGGAGAAGGGAGATGCGGGCACCGTGCCGGCGGAAGTGATTGGTTTCGAGCGCTTCGGCTTTGGGGAAATTCCCCTGGGTGCGCAGCACGCGGGCCTGCTCTTGAACGAACTGCCAGCCCCACATCTTGCGGCGGAGATTCCACGGGGCGGGCTGCGGGAGCGGGAGGGCGGAGGCTGCGCGGAGGTAGGCTTCGGCTCGGGTGGGATCGTCGGCGTTGAGGGCGAGATTGGAAAGCAGCACGAGGGGCTCGCGGCGGTGGGGGCACTCGTGAAAGGCAAGCTGTAGCCACTGCGCCTTGTCGGCGGGATCTTCGGCGACCATGGAAAGCGAGAGCGCGCACTCGAAGCGCTCGACGGGGCCGGCGTCTTTCAGCAGGAGGAACTGCTCGGCGGCGAGCGCGCCCTCGGCTTTGCGCCCCATCGCGAAAAGCTCGGCAAAGAGATGGTAGCGCAGGGACGTGGTGAGCTGGTCGGGCGGGAGGCTTTCGAGGATGCGGAGGTTGCGTCCGTTGCGCGCGGCGGGCGGGCGCGGGCCGGGATCGTGGACGATGCGGCCCTCGGCGCAGGTGGCGGTGCGCCACTTCGCAGCGGGGTCGATGGGTTCGAGGCATTCGTGGACGGGCTGCGCCCAGCGGGCGATGCCGCGGCGCACCACGCGCTCGCGCGGGTTGTCGAGCAGGCCGGCATCTGGTACGCAGTAGGGCGTCTGCAACATGTCGAAGCGCTCGCCCTTTTCCTCGATCGCGGCGCGGATGGCGGCTGCGGCCTCCGGGGTGATGATGTCGTCGGTGTCGGCCCACATGATCCAGTCGCCGGTGGCGAGGTCCCATGCCTGATTGCGGGCGGCGGCGAAGTCATCGACGTGCGGCCAGTTGGAGGGGCTATCGCCGCAAATATGGTGCTGCCCTGATTCAGCCACGATTGTCTTAATGCGATTGTGATATTCCGCGGTGACGCATCCACGATCGAATGCGATTTCAAGGCTGGCATCCGGGGGCTCATTGCCGATGGCGCGGACGACGATGATCTCGTCGGCGACCTGCCAGAAGTGATCGAGGAAGCGGTTCATCATCGGCGCGCCGATGTTGCCGGTGATGATGGCGAGGGAGATTTTCTGTGGATTCATGGGTGCAAAAGGAAAGCCCGACCGGGCTAGCGGTCGGGCTTTCGGGTTTTCTTTTGAGGCCACTGGGAGGCCCCGGAGAAACTCCGCCGCCGCGCAGCTAGCCTTGCGCAGCGGACGTTGAAGGTGGAGTTACGGCTTGGTCGCGAGGGCCAGGTTGAGGGTGATCGCCTGGGTCATGCCGAAGAGCACTTCCATGTTGATGTGATGCTTGCCCGAGCCGGGGTTGTAATGCCGGCGGTAGGTGAAGGCGAAACCGGTGCCGGGATCGCTCAGTTCCTCGTAGGCGGCGAGCATGGAGAGGTCCTGCGGGCGCTTGAGGCGCATGGCCACGGCGATGGCGTCGGGCGTCTGCGCCCAGGCGGTCAGCGAGATGCCGTTGGTCGGGATCTGGTTGAGCGCATAGACATCGAATCCGATGGCGCGCGGCACGCGGCCCTCGCGGATGGCCTCGGCTCCGCCGTAGTTGATCGCGGCGTTGAATGCCGTGTTACCGAGCAGTGCGGTGTCCTCGATCTCCACGGGGATGAAGAGCGAGCGGCGGTCCACGCCGGCGTCGCGCTGTTCGAGCACGAGCTTGAGGGCGCGGAGGGTGGTGAGCGTCCAGCTCGCGGTGGCGAGGGTGGTGACGATCGCGCCGAAGTTCACCGAAGTGACCAGCGAGGTGATGCGACCGAAGACGCGGTTGAAGAGCGCGGAGCCGGCCTGCACGGCGAAGACCTCGGCGCGGGCCGGGGATTGGTTGATCGCCTGGAGATCGGTGATGTCCACGGGCACGATGTGGTTCTCACTCAGAGAAACGGTGATCGCGGAGACGTTGCCGCCGGACTGCTCGTAGGGGTTGCCCGAGTTGTCGGACTGGCTGAAGGTCGTGGCGGTGGCGGCCCCGATGAGCGGGACGGAGACGGCGTCGCCGACGTTTTTTGCCTCCATGCTGAAATCACGGGCGAACGCGCGGAGAGGCGCGAGGCGCTTGGTGACCTGGTTGAGAATTTCCCGGGAGAAAATCTTGTCGTCGAAGTTGATGGTAGCCATAAAGTCTTAGGTTGTTGGTTGGTTGGTTGGTTGCGGGCGAGAGAGAGGGGTTACGCGGCGGCGTGGCGGCGGGCGGATTCGCGGCGGATGACGGGGCCGAGGGTGGCGTCCTGAAACATGCGCGTGGCCTCGGCGGAGTCGGCGGCGGCGAAGCGGTCGTAGATGGCCTCGTCGGAATCGGCGACGGTGCCGGAGGGCTCGGTGGGGATGGCGGGGACGCCCTGGCTGGCGGCCAGCTCCACGGCGCGGGCTCCGGCGCGGGCTTCGAGCGCGGCGGCGAAGGCGGCGGGCGCGGTTTCCGGGGTGAGGGCGTCGAGTTCGGTGGATCTGAGACCGAAGCCGAGGACGGTGGCGGCGCTGGCGAGAACGGAGACGGCAGCGTCGCGGGTGGCGAGCAGTCCGCGAGCGTTGTCGAGGCCGGTCTGGGATTCGGCGAGCGCGGACTCGGCGGTAAGGGCGCGCTGGGTGGCGGTGGCGAGGTCGTCGGTGAGGGTGGAGACCTGCGCGGCGGAGGCGGCGAGGTCGGACTCAAGCTGCGCGACGCGCTGCTCAAGAGTGGCGGAGGAGGAAAAAAGGCCCATGTTGTCTTTGGCGGGTTGTCAAACGGAAAGCAGGCCCTCGATGGTGCAGACATCGTCCACCAGCCCGCGCGCCAGGGCCTCGGTGCCGAGGAAGGACTGGCCTCGCATGGAGTCCTCAGCGATGGGGCGGCGCGCGGTGGCGGCGGCACGGAATTGCACGCCGATGGCGTCGATCTCCGCCTGGAGGTGCGCGGCCTGGGCTTCGCTCATGGGGATGTGCGGATGTCCGGCGGCCTTGAGGTCGCCCGACTTGAAAATCGTGGCTTTTACCCCAAAGCCCTCGATGAGGGCGGTCTCGTCGTAGCAGACCTGATACACGCCGATGCAGCCGACATCGGCGCTCGGGGTGCAGCAGAGGGCGCGGGCCTGCGAGGCGATCCAGTAGGCGGCGGAATCCATCATGCCGGAGGTGTGCGCGGCGACGGGTTTGATTTTGTCGGCTGCGGCGACGGCGGCGGCCAGTTCGGGCGTGCCTGTGACCATCCCGCCGGGCGAGTCGATGCGGAGCAGTATCTCCTCGATCGCGGGATCGTCGGCGGCGGCGCGGACCCATCCGGCAATCTGCTCGGTATCGGCGAACCCGATGACGCGATAGATGGGATGCAGGCCGGAGGTGATGACGCCTTTGATCGGGATGATGGCGGTCTTTCCCACGGTCTCCGGCTTGGGCAGGGGCGCGCCGTAAAGGTCCGATACCTCCCACCACATCTCGTCCTCGTCGTCGTCGGCGCGGGCGGCAAAGCGCGGGTTATTCAGCAGGGCGGCGGCGCTGGCGGCGGCGGCGGCGAAGTGCGGCGGGCGGATGAGGGCGATGGGCGAGGTGAGGGCGAAGGTTTTCATGCGTCAGAAGGATTCGGCTGCACCGGTGCAGCCGCGGCGAGGTTGCCTTCGCTCGCGCCTTGGGTGAGAAGGGCGATGCGGGCGAGGGCGGCGGAGAATCCGAGTCCCGGATATTTCTCGGCGAGGCGCTTGGCTGCTTCGCACTGCGCAGCCATCTCGGCCTCGCGGGCGGGGAGGGTGGTGCCGAGGTAGTCGTTGCCGTTCTCGGCGTCGTAGCTGGTGAAGGTGTCGAGCCCGCCGAGGACGTTGGCGCGGCGCTCGCGGGATTCCCGTCCGGCATCCACGGTGATGTCCACAAACTTCGGCTGCCACTCCACGCGGAAGAGCGCCGGGTCGTAGGGGATTTCGCCGCGTTTGATGCCTCGGGAAAGAATCCAGAACCGGCTGCGGGTGAGCTTGGGGAACACCAGGTTGTTGCGGCGCTGCTGCAGGCGCTGGCGGAGGATGGCGAGCACGCCGCGGTAGGCGGCACCGCCGAGCAGCTCGGGCTTGAGGACGATCTCGAAGGGCAGGCCGTAGCCGGCGAAGATGCCGCGCAAGTGAAAGTCGCTCCACTGGGCGATGGTCGGGGAGGGTTGGGCGTGGGCGAAGCTCTTGAATGTCTCGCCGGGGCGGAGGATGGGGATCTTGCCACCGCCGCCGGTGACCTGCTCGTAGGTGACTTGCACGGCTGGCGCAGCGGGTTGGTCGCCACTGGCGGCGACGGCGCTGCGGACGGTCATGCCGCGCGGGGCACCGAGCGGCAGATCGTTGGGCGTTTGCGTTTCGATGATCGCGGCGATCTCGGTGTTCTTTTTCGCCGAAGTCATGGCGAAGCCGAGGATTTCGTAAAGGTCCTGCAGCGGGGCGAGCGCGTGAACGAAGTTGGTCATCGAGCGCAGCTCGTCGGGGCGGTTACGCTCGGCCAGGTAGAGGAAATCGCGCGGGGCGAGGCGGACGGTTTTGCCACCGGGGAGGGCGACGTTGTATCCGGCCTTGCGCCCGAAGGCATCCACCCATATGCCATCGACGCACCGCTCGTCGGTGGTGTCGCCCGTGGTGATGCGGTGGCCTTCGATGACCTGGAGCTTGGCCGCGCCGGTTTCGTCCTCGGTCATGACGTAGCCGAGATCGCCATCGACATCCACGGCGCGGCAGTCGTGGAGGAGCAGCTCATCCATGCTTTCTCCCGCCATAAAGCCGATGGCGCGAGCGCGGGCGAGGTAGTAGGAGTCGTAGAGCTTTCCGAGCGGGCCGGGTGTGCGCGGCTCGAAGCCGGTGCCCACGGTGAGGCGGGCCATGAGATCGACGCCGGCCTTGAGCACGGGAATGTTGACGTAGGCCCAGCGCGCGAGCGACATGGCGCGCAGGCGGTTGAAGGAGGTGAGGGTGTGCTTGCTGTCGGTCGCGAAGAAGGGCTTGTAGGCGCGCGAGGTCGAGTAGCCCGTGGCCTCGTAAAAGCTGCCCCATGTCCCGCCGCCGCCGCTGGCCGCGAGAGGCTGGCCCGCTTTCGGTGCGGCGACTTTGCGCTTTTTCGGGCGGCTCATACCTGTGCGCAGGAGTAGTCGGGCATGATGAGGCGCGGGGCTCGGCGTCCGACCGCGTCCGGGTTGAAAGTGGGATCGGCGAGCAGTTCCTCGGCGGCGGCGAGCCAGATCTCCTGGGGCATGGTGACGTTGCCGGAACTGCCGCCGCCCTCGAAGTTCGAGCTGGTGATGGTGACGGCGCTGGCTTTGCTCGCGGTGGCGAGGCCGTCGGCAAAGGTGATCAGCCCCGGGATGTCCGCCGCGAACTTGCGGCGGAGGTTGCGGTCGGCGGTGCGGAGGAGAATGGCGGCATCCATTGCCGCGGGTGGGGTGTCAAAGGGTAAGACCGGCCAGATGCGGCCGGTCTCGTGTCGCGGGAGTCTATGGTCTCGCGGGCATCTCCGCTCGACTCCCTATGGTATGGTAGAACTCGGGGAGGGCACTGCTTCGCGATGTGGTGTCAAAAGAAGCGGGGCTGTTATTCAACCGGGCGGTGCTCATTACGATGTTTCCCGAATTAGCGCCGCTCTGCTCGAACGCGCTCACAACACCCCGCCTGGCCCCCGCCGCCGTGCGGCCCAAGCTACTCCGAGACGAAGCCGGATTCCCGGTCGAGAGCGTCAAAAGCCCACGCCGCAAGAGTCTGCTTTTTCCGGCTTGCGGCCCGCACGTAGGCGGCTTTTCGCTTCCGCGTGACGCGGAGCTGGATTTGGGAATCCGCCCGCTCGCTGTCTGGCAGCGGCGGGCGGCCCCGGCGGGATTGTTCGGGCTCAGGCACAGTAGCAGAACCAGCGTTCGATCATTTCCGTGTTGGTGACCGCCTGCCCCATGCAGTCCTCGGTCAGGACGAAGGTCAGTGCTTCGGTTTCCGCTGGAGTGAAGCCAGCCGCTGCAAAATCTTCGTTGGCGACGTGCTCCGTAATGTCTTCCGTGCTGCTCCATGTGCAGCCCCTCCGCTTTTCCATCGCTTTCAGGATCGCGTCGATTTTGGCATTGAACGCGAGCCAGTTGGTTTTGTGCTCTTTCTTGAGGCTTTTGAGAGCGGCGGCGAGGTTTTGTTCGGTGATGTTCATTTTGATTTTCTTCTTTGAGATACCGGGTTCCGCCCGGTCGGTTGTCCTTGTTGGACGAGAACAATATGGGGGCGACTCGCTTTAATGTCAATACAGTTTTTCATTTATTTTGGGGGGCGAATCTGCTCGGCTCACTGCGCCTTTCACGTTTCTCGGCGGTGGCAAAGTTGAGCCACAGCGCCGCCGTTGATTGCTCGCAGTCATCGCATTCGCCAGTCCACGAGCCGGGATACTCCTCGCCGCAGGTGATGCAAAGCGCTGCATGAAAACCGGAAGTCGAGCTGGGCGTGTCCATGATCTTATGCGTTCATTGGCAATGGGGCGGGCTTTAGCTCGTAGTGGCGGACGTTGAGTCCGGCGGCGCCTTGGTATTGGGGGCCGACGATTTGCCAGAGGGCGAACTGCATTTTGAGCGCGTCGCCCCAGTCATTCGGGCCGATGCGCGAGTTGTGGATCCATTCCATGCGCACGGCCCGGCCGGAAGTGCGCTTCGGCTGGAGGGATTCAGAGAGCAGTTCGAGGATGAAGTCGTCTGTGAGATCGTGGGGGAGGTACAGGCGGGGCTGCGGCCACTTGCTGTCGTGCGCTTTGGCGATCTTGCCGTTGTAGAGCAGGGTCTTGAGGGCGTGATCGTGGTAGTGGTAGCGGAGGATCGGCGTGCCTTCGTAAAAGTCGGGGCGGCCGGCGACCATCTGGCCGTTGAGTTCGATGCCGCCGGTGCCTTTCGACGGATACCAGGCCCAGCCGGTGCGAATGCAGAAGTCATAAATCGCCGAGGTGAACGCGCCGGAATCGACGAGGCCATGCTCGGCGATGAGCGGGCGGTCGGGATCGATGAGGGAGAGCAGCGGGGAGCCATCGTGGGCGCGGGGGTCGATCATTTTTTCGTAGAGATCGAAGGTGCCGAGGGAGGCTCCGTATTCGATGACGGCGCAGGTGCCGTCGATCTGCCATCCGCAGATGATCCATTTGAACTTGTCGCCCTGCACGTCGGACGTGGCGGTGACGGCGACGGGGCGGAAGGGGCACTCGCCGCGGCGGTAGGCCGGCACTTTGAGCTTGCCCTCGTGGTCGCAGTCGTCGGGCCACCATTTGCCGGTGAGCGGATTCAGCGCGCCGGCGCAGATCGCGCGGATGTTGTCGGCGCGAAGGCTGATAGCGGACTCGCGCCAGGGGCGGGCAAAATGGTTTGTGGTGAGATGCTTCAGGGCGGCGGGGTTGTTTTCCGCGGCGATCTTCATGCGGGCGAGCATGCCCCACTTCACCTTCGGGAAAGGGGAGTAGAGATCGCTGATCTGCATGGAGAGCCGGCGCGGGACGAGGGCAGGATCTTCGTCGCGGATGCGGGCCTCGCGGGACTTGGGCAGCCATGTGCCGGCGAGATTCATGGAGTGCTTCCACTTTTCCTCGATCTCGCAATGCGCGGCGCTGGCGCAGCGGTAGGTGGTGAGGGCTTCGACGGCGTCGAGATCGTAGCGGCCGGCGAGGTCTTTGCAGCCTTTGTGGTCGTAGTTCAGATTCTCCGGTTCGAGGATCTGCCGCGTGCCGCAGTGGGGGCAGCGGACGTAGTAGCGATGCTGCGAGCCGGCGAGGGCGTTTGCAATGAATTCGGAGCTTTCGAGGTTGGGCTTGGAGAAGACGCCGAGGAAGGATTCGTCGGCGGTGGTGAAGCGGGAGCGGAGGTGATCGATGACGTGGACGCCATCGAGCATGCCGGCGGCGCCGCCCTGGCTGACCATGTATTCAACATCGTCGGCGAAGGCGTATTTGAGCGGCTTTTCCGAGAAGAGACCGGACGAGTAGGATCCTCCGAATTCCATGATCATGTCCATCAGCTCGATGAAGGTCGCATTGAGATCGGCCTCGTCGGCGATGACGGCACCGCACAGCTCGCGGAGGAAAGGGATGACGCGGGTGAGCGCCACCTTCTTGGCTTTCGGGACGCTGTCGAGGACGTAGAGCAGGCGGCCCGGGGCGTGGAGGGGGAGGTAGATGGTGCCGTTGAGCGCGCCTTGCGTGAGGCCGGATTGGGAGCTTTTAACGACGAAGGCCTCGTCGCACCGCTGGCCTTTATCGGCGAGGCCGCGCAGCCACCAATCCTCCTCGGGGATGTTGCGGAAGTCGCTGGTGATGGCCTCCTGGAACAGCTTCGTGTAGGGCGTGAGGTCGGGGTCGTAAGGCCCGGTGATGTTGCCCATCTTCGGCGTGAAGACGATGTTGTCGCGGGCGAATTCCCAGACGTTTTGCACGGCTCGATCGCGGATGCCATCGGCCCAGGTGGAGGTGATGAACTCGCGGAGTTCGGCGACGGCGCTCATGGGGTTTCCGCGGGGATCTGGACGGTGAACTTCGCGGCCTTGAGCGCGGAAAAGCATTCGAGCGTTTTAGCGTCCCAGAGCCGGTCCTGCTCGGCGTCGCTTTTGCCGGTGAGCAGGGGCCGGACGCTGCGGACGAGGCGGCGCACGGCTCCGTAGATCGCACCGGCGATGCGGGCGTTTTCGCTGCGGACCGTCGCCGTGTCGGACAGCCCGCCGCGGGTGACGAGCCAGGAGGTGAGATCGTTCTCGGCTTTGCGCAGCTCGGCGGTGAGGGAGAGCGACTGGCGCAGGAGGCTTTCGCAGTCGGTTTGATTCACGACGAGGACGCCATCCACGACCGCTCCGGCGCGCGCTTTGTCGAGCTGGCTCTGAATGCGGCGCTGCTCGCCGCGCAGGCGCTCGACCTGGGCGGGGAAATCGTAGCTGGCCTCGGTGAGCGCCAGCTCGCCGGCGGGCGCGGGTGGCGGTGGCTCGGGCGCGGGCGCTTCGCTCGCGGGCGTGCCGGTCTGGGCGGCGGCGTGCTGTGCGGCGGTGAGGATCTTCGTGGGCACTCGCTGCTTCATGCACGCGGCCCACCAGCCGGGCATTTGTGCGGGATGATCCATCGGGCACGGCCGGCCTTTCTCGCGGCCCGTGGCGAGGTAACGAAAGAGCTGCCGCCGCTTCGTGTCGTAGAGGGATTCCCAGCGGGCAATCTGTTCGGCGGTAGCCTCGGCGGCGGGGGGCACGGGTGAAGCCGGCGTGGCGGGGCCGGGCGGGAGTGGAAGTTCGGCGGTCATGTTATGACGAAATTTTTCCGATCAATCATCTGTTCGCCGCGCGGCGAACGGCGCGCTGCCCAACTACGGAGGGGCGGTTCTCAGCCGAGCGTGTGCGCGGCGAACCACTTGCTGGACCAAAAGGGGCTTGCTCGTCTTTCATTGAGCCCCTCCTCCGTTGGTCAGCGCGCCGTTCTGGCTTCCTAGCGCCGGCAGACGGCTTTCCACCGTCCGTGCGACGCCTTTCAAAGCACCAAAGGCACTCGACCCACCCATTGTTAGGGATGCTCCAAAAGTGTTCGCGCATCACAGTCGGGCAATCCATGCGCTTCAAGCTGTCTCCCGAGCCGTCTGCTCTGGCTTCGGTGGCGCTTGGCGACTCCACGGGCTCAGGGCTCCCGGTTTGTTCGTCGGCGGGAATGAGGCGCTGCCCAGCGGACGACTCCGGGCTTGGGAGGTCAGCGGACATCGGCATCCTTTCCGCCCGGCGTCGCCGCTGAGCTTGAGACGTTAGGCCGCTCTCTATCCTCCGAGCGACGCCGCTCAAAGCACCACAGGCATTCGATCATGCCTTCACGCTCGATGCTCCACAGGTGTTCGCGCATCACACTCGGGCAGTTCATTCGCTTCACGGTTTCTCTCAGCGGCCTATCCATGCGCTCCAGCGGACTGCCCTGGGCTGGGGTAGTTTCCGCGCTCACGGTTGTCCTTTCCCGCCCAGCGCAGCCGCTGAGCTTGAGACGCTCGGCGAAGGAGTCTGTGCGTCCATCCTTCGGGCAATGGCTGCCAGTTCCACGGCCCAATCCCGGAGTTGGTCTTGCGATTTTTTGGCGGCTTCGATTATGCGGCGCGGCGTCCGCTTGGGATGGTCCTCGGGATAGACAGACGGGAAATTTCGGTTGTGCAGCATGGACGCAGCAATGCGTAGCAGCTCGCTTCGGTCGGACACTTGAGCCCGCGGAGATTTATGGGCGGCTGTCATGATCTCTGTGTGGTGTCAAAGTGTCAGAAACTTTTGGTGCCGATTTCGCGAAATTAGGCTTGGGGACGCTAG